TCTAGGCCGTTTCCTGCAGCAAATACCCGACTCTTACAAGAGGGTCATTTTTATGTCGATTTGTGGGTCCATCCGGTTGTCGCTTGACAACAATCGCGACCGTAGTCACATTCTTGATCACGCCGGCAACCATCTTTCCGTCCACGCCGCGGCGCGTTTCGGTTACGTCAACAGGCTCGGCAGAAGCCACGTTGTCAACCGAGAACTGCTGCAAAGAAATGCCGCTCGGGTATAGGTCTTCAACGGCAAGGATTACCTCGGCATTCGCAGAGGTAACGTCAAAATTCTGGGACATGGTTTTTCCACTCCATTAAAAAAGCCCCGGCGGTGCCGAGGCTCAGTGCAATCTGTTAGATGACGGCCGTGACTTCGAAGTCCAGGCGCTGGATCGAACCAGCATACGTGTAGTAGAGCGTAATTACCGGAGACTGTCGATCGGCTCTTAAGTTGGCGCTGGGCATCGTGATACCAAGCCAATAACCTTTCGTAAACAGTTCCTGAGTAACCGTTTCGTCATTGGTTTCTTGCAAAATCTGCTGCTTCTGAGACTCACTCAACTCAAGGCCAGTATCAATTACGCCGTTGTTCAAGCAGACATTGATGGGGTCTTGCGCCCATGCACGAATGAAGGCTTCGCCTCTCGCGTTGTACGGTGCTCGGTTCGTACTCTTAAAGCCATCCATGCAGCTGCGCTGGATTGCATTTCGCAGGTAGATGCTGCCGTAAAGCACATCAATGAAGCCATACTGCGTGCTCGTAAGCGTGCCACGGTTGAAGAAATTGAATGCCGCGTTGCGCGTAGCGAACTCGCCAGTGTAATTGCAGCGAATCGCTTCAAGCGCGTCTGCGACGGACTCATCAGTGACACGCGGGGTGATTCCGCTGGCCGTCTTAGCGAACCAGGTCTTCATACCCTGAGTGCGAGTCCATGCGATGGAAGCACCTACCCCCATCACGAACGCCGCATCCTGAGCATCACCATAAATCGTGCAGGCGCAGTTGTAGGTGTCCATCAGAGAGGCAGCCTTAGTGCTGGACTGCGTCAACTGATTGGTCATGTTGTCATCCAGGGACCAATCGAAGTAGCAGTAGTCATCCCCGGATGCATCCGCCCATGCCGCAAAGGCTTCTGCCTCTTCTTTTTCTGCTTCCCACAAAGTCGTAAAGCCAACCCAATTGCGCGTGACCGTGCAAATGGAGTTGAGGTCTTCCGTTTCGGTTTTGGCTGCGGCACCCTGGGATAAAACTGCTCCGGCGGCTTGCGTTAAGCAGAGCATGGCAGCGAGATCGGTTCCTCCAGTCTGAGGAAGTGCCAAAGCTTCGCCCACAATGCCAGCACCCACAAGTGAGGCTTCGGTTGCTGCCGCATATCCTATCGTTGCGTCTGATCCGGTCTTTTCGGTCGTAAACGTGAAACTCTTCAGGTTGCTGTCATAAGAGCCAGTAACACCCGTCAGAGCTTCAGCAACCTTCACAGCAACTTCAGACAGAGACGTAGCCTCGGACAAATCAAGGGACTGCACAGACTTGGCCTCACCGTTGATCGTGATGGTCAGCGTCCCATCCGTGACAGCCTTGAATGCTGCCAGGTCTGCGGCGACCTGACCGCCTCGAATCCAAGCCGGCACGTCCTCATCAATTCGTCGACCGATGACCAGAGTGCTGACCGCCTTCTGCTGGTTCGTGCATCCAACAAAGTACTGTTGCGCAAAGACGGCCTCCTTAGACGTGGCACCAAACATATCGGCCACGGCTTCGGCCGAAGAGAACAGCATGGCTGGCTGAGAGGTCGGAATAAGGGCGCTCTTAGTCAAAAGCATGCCGTTGGTTTCAAGATCGCTCGAGCCACCGCTGATCACGCGAGACGACATCTGAACGATGTGAGAAGCACTGATAGACATTTCTTTGATTCCTCAGTTAGTGCTTGGGCGGAAACCTGACATCGACGTTGGCAATGACGATCTTCACGGCATCGAAGCTGTCAACGTCAAGCGCTACCCTGTGTGTAAATGAAAGATGAATTTCGGTCGTCCATCGCTGCACGTATTTCTCGGCATCGACGACAACCGTTGTGTTGCGTGGCTGTCCCGCGTAAAGGCTCGACAGTCCGTATTGCTTCATGAAATCGACAATCGGCGTGGTTCTTGTGATTGCCGCCAGGCTCAGACAGCGAATCCGAGCCTTTTCAGGAAAGTCGCTATAACAGTCCACCTGAACGACTACTTCCTCGAGCTTCGCCACAACCGCTCGCATTTCTTGGGTGTCCGGATTGAGTTCGTAGTCGACACATGGCGTTCCGTGGTCTATGTGACTGATGATGGTGTTGACCACATATTCGTTGCTGCCAGCCGGCAACGAGATGTCGTTCTGATAGCCGGCAAAAATCGCCTCAGTCGGGACCTCCGAACCAAACAGCATCAGCTCCAGATCTTTGACAGCCAGATAGATGGTCTGTTCCGTGAGAACTTCCGCTTGGGATGGTGGAGATGAAAGTTTCGATGTCATTTCAAATACTCCACACCGTTAGGCGGATTGACCTGCATCGTGGCACGGACGCTTACCCAGCCGACGCCTGAAAAGTTCTCGACAACAGCAGAAATAAGCCAGACTGTCCCGTCCTCCTGGACGATGTAGTCGCCACTTCTAGCCAGTGGTCGAAAAATGCTCGCCGGTTGATGCTCAAAGTCCTTCGGAGCAAACAACCAGATTCGTCGAGTCAGCGTATTGGCGCCCGCCATGTCCGCATGGAAAAGCGCGTTGTCGCTCTCGCTCTGAATCTGGGCCGTGACTCCGAACAGTCTTTCGTAAGTCGGAACCGCAAAGCCGCTTTCGTCTGGCCTTGATCCTTCCGAGCGCAAAATTTGGACTCGCACGTCAGGATGGATTGCGTTGATCGCTCCTCGGACCACCTTGTGAAGATTGAGTCCCATCTGACAATTCCCGAACTAAAAAAGCCCGCTGAGTCGCTAGCTCAACGGGCTTTGATTTTTTGATAACTTTTTATCTTTTTAATAGAAAAAAAAAGACGCCAATCTCCCGGCGTCACCGTTCGTTGGTGATCGAAATTACTCTTTCATGCCATCAAGACATCTTTCTGCAAGATACTTTGCTTGGTTGGCCTGTTCCTCTTCAACCTTTTTGAATTCCTGGAAACTCTTTACGGCTTCCTCAGGCGCGTCTTTCGTTAGCTCAACTTCGCCGTCTTCATCATTAAAACGATACCACGACGGATTTGTCATGAAGTAAGGTCTTGTCTGCATCACAACCTCATCTGACTCAAAACCTTCCTCATCGCGTTGCCGATGGGGTTGGGGTTACCGCAGAAGGCATTTGCCACAGCCTCTGCAATGAATTCAGCCGGAGAACTCCGACCGTATTCACTCACGTGCTTCTCCATTATAGCTTTTTGCGTCTTTTCCTTCGTCTCTTCTTTGACAACTCTGATAATTTCCGAACGGAGATTTTTAAGGGTTTCGAGACGCAATTTTTGCAAGCTTTTCAATCCCCAGCGTAGGTCCCAATCACTCAGCTCTCCATTTTTGATACGACTTTCAAGAGTTTTCTCGTAGAACGCATTGTGAATTACGTGTCCCATCTCATGAGCAATGGTGTACGACAAATAGTCTTCAGGCGAACAAGGCATCATCCATCGATTTTCTACGGATTTCTTAACCTCATCAAGAAGCTTTTGCTCATTTTTGAACCAATTCATATTCAAAACGAGCTTTTGATCTCCTCGGCTTGATGATTCAACATGCGCCAGTGTCTCTTGGCGTAGATTCTTGCTCGTAATATCAAGAACTCGGTTTTCCTTAGAGTTCAAATAGTCCGAAAGCCATGGCACAAACTCAACTATTTCCGCAACCTTTTGAGCGCTTTGTTTTGCTACGCTTTCCGGAAATTTTTCAAACGCCTGTTCGTCGATTCTTACACCCTTACGAGAAAGTTTCTGATAAACCGATTCTTCTGGTTTTGTCTCTGGCTTTCCTTGAGTTTGATGAGACTTTTCTATCGTCATTTGTGCGCCGTGCTGCTCTTCTTTGCCGCCCTTCGGCACAGCGGAAATATGGCGGCCTGTGAACTTACCGCCCATGCCGCCCAAAACTTCTCCTGTCTGGCCGTCAATTAGCACAGGCTGCCCTTTGGCTTTGTCGCCGCTACTGGTAGTGCCTCTTCCATTTGGATGTACCGTTATCCAACGAGCTTCATCAGAGGCCACCCCTTGAGCGCAAAACCTCTTCCCAAAAGCAAATGCCAAACCAAGCCGAAACGCGCGACCGAGTTTTCTTGCTTCGTCAACCGTCTTCATTTCTTTTCAACCTGATAGCCGATGGCCCCCAGAAGGGTTCCTGTTTTGATCAACGCTTGGCTGCGTTTCGAGCCCGAATCGCCCGAAATCTTTCGTTTTCTGCCCTTTGAGCTGACACCGTCCCATGACTCGTAAAGAGCGAGAGTCAAAGGACTTCGGTCTGGGAACTTCTCTTTGGCCGTCCCGTTGTTCCGGATCGTTTCCTGAACATCAACCTGGGCTTGACGCGCCATGTGCAGAACGGCCTGTTCTGCCCCAAGCGGCCCCAGAGTCTCAAGAATTTGCTGAGCCTGCTTTTGCCAATCTGCAGAACAGTCGCGGGCGGTAGCCCTTAGAAATGGACGCGGCGGCGACATAAGAGTGCTGCCGGGCTTGATTGCTGCAGACGACCACTGCGGCTTACCCCCAACCTTTGGCACTGGCTGCCCTAGAGCCCCGCTCAAGAAGAGCGATTGCGCACCGGTGACGCGCTGAACCCATCCGTACTCATTGAAGACGGCGTACCTGGCGACGTCGGGGTTGTCGATGATCCCCACCTTTGCAGTGACGCGCTCCGGTACTTTGTTCAGTAGCCTCTTCAGCCCATTCAAATTGCGCGTCACTTTGATCATGTCGTTACTTCATTGCGTCTTGGAATCGTTTTTCAAGCCACTCAGGCAACCAGCCTCGCATATTGCGAAGTCCAGTGGGAAGCACAAACTTTTTGCTCTTGTTGTCAAAGTAGACATCTTCAAGAGCTCGATAAAGATCATTTGCAGCTGAAGGCGTGAATCTTCGGTCTGGATCACCCGTCTCAACGGACTCTGGAATATTCCGTTTTTTTGGATGCATCTTGAACTTGATCCCCAAGAACTCTGCGGTTGCTTTCGGGGTCAAATATGTTCTCGAGTAATCACCTTTTTCCCACAATCTGCCTTGATTCAAAAGGGTTTCAAGCTTGTTTTCTTCCTTGAACTGATCTTTGTGGGAAGCCTTGAATTCGCGGATTTTGTCTCTGATGGTTTCCAACCTCATTCCTTCCCGAATCCCGGGAATGCCTAACTGTTTGGCTTCTTGCAAGGCTTGCTCATACTTAGCTTTCCCAGCCTCAAAAGCTTTTTTGTTCGCTTCCTCAGCCTCTACGGTTTGGAAACCACTTCTCGAAGCCAACCACCCCGGCATGCCAACAACTTGGCCTTCATGAATTGAAATCTGAGACTTCGGAAGCCATATCTGCTGCTTCTCACCTCTGGCCTTAGCCATCGCTATTTCATCATTGTCCCAGTATCTCGAAAAAGCCGGGTTCTCTACCAAAACTGCCTTTTCCGTCTCACGGACAATCTTTAAAGACTGTCCAGCCATCAAATGTTCGTGACCAGATCGGACTTCTGGCAGTTTCTGCGATTCTGTCTGTGCGCCTGAATCGCGATACTCCTTGCGGGTCTTTCGAATGTCCACGCCGTTGAACTTTCCACCCATGCCTCCGAGAACCTTTCCGGTGTCAGAGTCAATCAAGGCTGGCCGCCCTTCGTTTTGCCGACCGTTCGGGAAGACGGTGATCCACCTTTGGGCATCCATGGCGATCTTGGCTGCACAGTTGGCGCCTCGGCTGAAAGCGAGTCCGAGTGCGAATGCCTTTCCTAGTTTGAAAGCCTGTTCGTTCATGCCTAACCCCACGGATGGAATTTACGCCCGCCGTAGAATCGGCAAGCGACTCGGTATCGCTTGGTCAGAACCCAAAAGAGCGCGCCGCACTTAGTCTGGTTCCACCACTCGCCCACTTCGCTTTGAATCTTGATGTTCTCGAAACTCGTAGACACCGAACCTTCTGTTGCAGATGCAATTCGGCCCGGCTGATTCATGCCATTCGTTTCAAGAGTGGCCAAATGACACAAAGCGGCGTAAAGAATCGTCTGAATGGATGATTCTGGATATGGGAAGTTTCCCTCCCCATCTCCCAACAAAGCATCAACGACGCCCCACAACGTCAACAACTCGACGTCACTGATGACATCTTCTGTGAGGCCTGGATACATCTTCCTAAAGGTAGGAAGATCCAACTTGAAGGGCGTCATCATTTCGCTTATTCCTTTTTCTCTTCAACGCCTACTTGACCTGGTTCGATCGGCTCGAGTCCGTGGCGCATCTCTTCGATCTCAGAACGGGCGGACTTAAAGCCTTTCACGTCGCCAACAGGGTAGATGCAGGGCATTCGTCCATTGCGACCTACAAATGCGATTTCTCGGCCATGCATAGCTTTGATCGCTTCCCAGTCGCGCTTCAGAATCTGCACGCACACAGCGTTTCCGGGAAGTGCCAATACACCAGTCTTCTTTCCGCGCAAGGCGTCATTTACGCCCGGGAAGACAACGGTTTTAGTGCCGCCAGCGCCGTTGGGGACATCATCAAACTTGATGCCATGCGGCAAGCTGACCGCAATCGAAATCTTTTCACCCGTTTCAGCGTCTGCCTCCGGTTCCACATCCATCGTGGACGCAATCACTTCTGCCTGAGAAATCTTGATTTTCTCTTCGACCTGTTTGCTGTTTTTACGGGTTCGTTTTTCAGTAGTACCAGCCATTTTTCTTATTTCCGAAAAAAAGCGGGACAGGCCTAAGCCCATCCCGCACAAAAAAAGCCGCTGTTGCAGCGGCACCCTCACCGTTCAAGGAGAATTTAAAGTTAATCACTCCGAGGGACTCTTACTCCCTCTTCGCCAGTGAAAACCTGCACACCTATACCCTGTTCGGATTGAACGTCTAACACCACCATCATCGAAACCATGAGCTTTCAGATCGGGCCAATTCGCAAACGTTGCGACTACGTTACCCTGATCATCAAGTTGCTCAATTGGTTTTGAAGATATTGAACCATGGTGTTTTTGATGCTCATGAACAGTAAGCCAAACGCAATTCTCAGGGCTGTAGTTCCCTTCTGAATCAATGCGGTGTATTTGCTTGCCAGGTGCGTATCCATTAGCGAAAGCCCAATCTCTGAAGGCAGGCCAATCTTTCCATTCTTCAGCAAGAGAGACACCCTTCCCGCCATAATTCGCCCAACTTTTGAATTTCGGATTCGAAGTGGCTTGAATCAAGCGAGTATGGATTTTGTATAGCTTTGTTCTGGAATCACCGTGACGGAAAAATCTTTCGATGTTTTTTTCCCTGCGAATGCAACCACAGGATGTCATGCGTTTCAGGCTGTCACCTCGGGCGATAGTTTGATTTCCACAATCACATTGGCATAACCACTTGTGTCGTCCATCGGGATATGTTCCCGCTAACTTTATGGCAACCAATCGCCCGAAGCGTTTACCTGTCAGGTCTTCAAAATCAGATCGCGTCATTTCTAAACTCACAAAAAGTGAGAATTATTCTAACGCTATCTGCCCAGCATCGTAGCGATCAGATTCCTAACATGGTCCCAATTAAGTTCGGACGACGAATCACACAACCCCAGGTACCTGCGAACGCCTTCTGCACCCAGCTCGTGGAATACGTTTCCATGTTGCCGAAGCGCATCTTTTCAGAGTAGCAGTTCTCAGCCGTCGGACTGCCCAGAAGATTCGGGACCGTCAGATACAGCATCGAACCGGCATCCGTGACCAGTTCAGGCAACTGGATGACCTTCAGGTTGGGGAAGTTGGACTGCAGCAGATTCAACGCCGTCAGACCAAAGCTGTTCGGAGTCGAGAGATAGCTGAAGCGATCGGTCGCCACGGCCAGAACGTATTCAGAGCTCTGATCAAGCAGACCGGCGTTGTTGGCCATCATCGAATTGATGAGCTTGGCGATGTCGTTGAAGATGATGTTGCTGATCGTCGCTGCATTGCCCGTATCTGCAACCTTGTCCGCCCACGTGGTCTTGGAATTGACCGTGATGGGAGTTTCAGATGCCGGGAGATTCGGATCGCTCAGGACGCCGTACATCTGCTTGTTGGCCACGCCGTACAAGTAGAAGCGGTTCTGGGCACGAGCAATGATCTCTGCAGCCGCACGCTGCTTGCCACCGGCGTACTCGAGTTTCGCACGAGCGGCGGTTTCCTGCTCACGCAGACCATACTTCAGAGTGGTCTGGAAGAGGAACTGTTCGCGGCTCGGGAATTCGTAGTTGATGTCAGAACTTACCTGATTCGTGAAATCAGAATAAGGCGTGACATCACCCGTGATTTCTTCGATCGGGAACTGCATGAACACATCGGTCCAATCTCCCTTCTTCGCTTCACCGAAGAGTTTCGTCGCGTTCTTGGGCGCGAAGAGAATCGGGGTGATCTGAGGATCAAGATACGTCACATAGGCCGTCGGCACACCAATATTTGGCACGGTGCTCATGGCCGCGTCCTGTGCGATCTGGACCTTGCTCAGTTTGTGGTAGTCCGTGATGATCTTCCCGGAACTGTCTCGGTGGTAGGGCATCACCTTAACAGCGTAAGGAGAGTAAATGCCCAGCTCCATCAAACGTTGAATGTCTTTATCCATTTTCAAAAAGCTCCATCAAGGAAGTGTCACAAGAGCGGCACCGATGGTTGCCGTGCCCCCCGAGACATTCGTGATTGCATAAATCTTCTTGGTCGTGCCGTCCATGACGATGTCACCGACCGCATATGGGATCGTGGCGTTATTCGGCGTCAGTGCGTCAGCTGCAATTCCAGACTGGTTATCAGTCAAAGCAGTAGCCGAGACTCGGAAGCACGAACCGTTATTGCCGGCCACTCCAGCAGGCCCCTGGTCACCCTGATCGCCTTTATCGCCCTTCGCCCCCGCGGGGCCGGTATCTCCAGTGTCACCTTTTGGTCCTTGAGTTCCGGTATCACCCTTTGGCCCCTGTTCTCCTGTGGCGCCTGTGTCCCCTTTCGGTCCCTGAGCACCGGCAGGAATGCCAAACGTCCATTTCGAGCCGTCCCAAGTAGCAGTTGGTTGCTCTCCTGACTCAAGAGCCGTAGCTTCGGCAGTTGCGGCTTCAAGAGCCTGAACACCAGCAATGGCGTTTGCCACCCCATTGTCAGTGTTGTTGAGCTTGTCCGCAGTCAACACATCGCCACTTTTCCAGTTGTTTTTGGTGAAATCAGATGTAGCCATAGTTACCCCGCCTGATCTTCGTCAACCTTAGCCGTGTCAACCGTTGCCATCCTGCCCGCGGCGGCCGAAGCAACCGAGACGCCACGATTCGAAATAATGATGATGTCGCCGGCATTCTTTGCCTCGGTCATCACAACCCAACCCGTGTCGTTGGCGGAACCGGCCGTGCCGTAGGTCACTGCACCGTCAGTCGGATTGCAAAGAACGGACTGGCCAACAGTTGCCGCACCGGTTGCGGCAACGTAGTAGTCGCCTCGAATTGCGATGGTTACTTCGTGACCTTTGCGATAGGTCAACGTGCCATCGGGGTTGTCTTCGGTCGGATAGAACGATCCGGTAAATGTGCGTTCGACCAGACCGATCACGGCACCGGTTCCCTTGCCGGAAGCCAGCGGATACACAACGCCTTCACCATCGTCGGAATTTGTTCCGGCAAAAGCAAAGGAACCTGCTGCCACAGTGCCGTCGGAGATGTAGTTGAACGGCGTGTAGACGGCCGTATGAACGTTGACCTCTTGACCAGGCAAGCCCTTGGCAGGATAGAGACTTACAGTCTTCTGCATGAGTTTCCTCTCTTCTCAAAAAAAACAAATTCGAACTTGGATGTCGCGCAGCAGATCGCTTTCGCCGTCATCCAAAGCGCTGTCTTCAGCAACGCCAGTCTTCTTGCCAGCCGTTCGCTTACCAGACACAAAAGCCTGCCAAGCCACCTGAGCTTGCTCAGGTTTGATTCCATCCACTTTCATTCCGGCCTGCTTGAGTGCGTAGAGATAGACGGCGCCGGCAGAGTCGAATGCCGTCAGACGCACCTTGCCGATGACTTCCTTGCACTCATCCATCGCCTCAAGCTTCTTTTCGAAAGCCTTGATCGCCGCATCCTGAGCAGGAATGCCCTTGTCATCAATCTTCGGCTCTTCATCGCTGGCGCTCTGATCATCGCCTTCAGGCTTGTTGCCGGCTTCGCCATATTCGAGACCTGCGGCAAATGCCTTCTTGAAGTCATCCGACTCATTGTCAAATCCGCAGCGCTTGATGGCATCGAGGGCGGCTTCGCTGAGTTCAGATCCGCTTTCTCCTTCGCCTTCGCCTCCGTCTGCTTCTCCTTCGGCAGCGCCGGCACCATCAATGTCGTCATCATCCTTGGCACCGTCGTCAGGCTTTTCACCTTCTTCGGTGGAGGCTGCCGATGCGGCATCGTCGTCACCCTTGCCGGATGCAATTTCTTCAAGGATTCCCTTGAGTGTCTGCATATCCTCTTCGGAGGCGTTCAGTTTGGAAAAAGCGGATAAGACCTTTTGAATCTTGCCGCCCTCACCATCTTCATCAGCTCCTTCGCCTTCAATACCGACATCGGTCAGCTGGCCATCGGGGCCTTTTTTATGCAACGCGCGAAGCAAATCAGAGAGCTCGCGCACCAGTTCAGCGATCTTCACTTCGGCACTTTCAACGCCGGGATCGCCGTCTTTTGAGACCGGGTTCACAGTCTTCTTTTCACCATTCATGTCTTTTACCTTCGTTTGCAAAGCATGATCACTGACGCAGCAGGACGATCCCGCTCGTCCCTCTTCAACCAATGCGAGATGCTGTCCGCGAATGTCTCGCATCGTGAAGTCGTAGTTCTGACCATTAAAAACGCCCGTGCTTTTGAAGTCCGGGCGGTAGTGATAGGCCAGAGAAAGTTGTTTCATGCTGCCGTCTCGAATGCGACGGCAGGCATCTTCGTTTTGAATATGGAGCGAGTTCGACAGGTAGGTTCCATCGAACTTGGCAAGGTCTCCGGTAGAACCGACACGCGTATCCATCGCTGGGTCGTCCGGATAGTCCAGATGGTGGTTCAGCTGAATCGGAATGCCGATCACGCTCTTGATCGTGGCATCCGAGCCAAGCTCTTCCGCAGGCCTGTACCCGTAGTAGATTTTTTCGGGGTCAAGCTTCAGCGCTTCCCACCCAGGAATTTCCTTGCCCATGTATGGCGCCACCTGAACTCGCGTCAGATTTGAGCGATCGACGTGCAGGCGGCCGTCATCGTCGTGCCACCTGAAGCTAATCGCCTTGTCAAATGCCAGATCAGTCATTTCGTTTGATTCCTAATGCATCCATTGGGATCACAGGGCGGTATGTGCATCTGCAGAAAGGCTCCACACTTGGGAACGTGTAGCGTCCTGCCTCCGAGTCGAACAACCCACGGTTGAGATCGAATCTCTTTCCATGCATAGCTTTGTGCGTTTCGCGTGAGGTGTACTGCCCTGGGACATGAATCCAAATCCCTTGTGTCACACCAAGCTCCGAGTCGTTAGCCCGAGCAATTCCTTGCGTGATCTTGTTTGTCTGGTCGATTGCGACGTTGCGTGCTCGATCAGCACTGAAACCATCCGTCACGCTCAGGAAGTGCCTGATTTCTGAAACGCTTTGACCTTTCTGCAACCCCTCTGTGATCAGGTTCTGCAGGCGCTCAACGTCACGCACCGCCATTCGCGTGATCAACTCAGTCGACCACTTGATCAGATCAGGGAGCGCCTGAGCAGCGTTCTGACTGATGTGTTGCCTCAAAACAGGCACCGTCCACCTTTCTTTGAAGATGTCGGGCGAGAGGCCCGCAGCGATGTATGCCGAACGCTGGCTGGCTGTTACGTCGGCGGCAATCGTGCGGGCCACCCATACAGCCAATTTGCGCGCGGCGGTCGTTGCTTTCGAAGTCCAACTGGCAATGTTCCTGTCGACGTAACCTTCAATGTCAGCCCGAAAAGCCGCATTGTCTCGACGCCAAGCAGCAAGCACCGCAGAGCTAATCTCTTTAAGACGTTGCTTGTCTCGGATGGTTTTCGGATCAGACAGGCTCCAGTCCTGTGCCAAAGAGTTTTGGCTTGCCAAATGCAGGAAGATGTCATCAATCACCATCTTGTCGAACTGTTTGCACAGGCTCACAAGACGTTTTTGAAGCTTTGACCGTATCCCGGCGTTGGGCTCCGTCGCCCGAGCCACCTTTGGTTTACGGCTTGTCTTCGTCATCGAAGATGCTCTCCTGTTTATTCATCGCCGGTTGATTTCCAGACTCTCCAAAGATCGAGCCCTTGTACTGGTCAAACAGCTCTTGACTTCCATCGTCAGAGAACAGCTCTCCCTCTTCGGGTTCCGGCAATTCCTCGCTCAAAAATCCCAGACGGGAGTTCTCATCCATACGGACGGCCTGACGGAGTTCTTCAGCGCTGATTACATTGCGATCCTTCAGGGTGCTCAACGCGGTCACGCGAGCATTGAAGTTCATTGCCTGAGCACTTTCGTTGTCTAGGTTAAGCTCATTGAACTCAAAGCTAATTGATGGATCGACCTCATCAAAAAGCTGCATCTGGATCACTTCGAGGCACTTCTGAATGGCAGGTCGATAAAGCTCCTGCTGACTTCGGACGTGGTCGTTGTAATTACGGATGTCGCTTTCACCTGTTGCATTGAAGCCGCTCGGACTGATGCCAAAGAGCTTCACTGCAGGCGTGCGGTTGATGGCCGCAATCATTTCCTGCGCTTGACGCACAATGTCTTGCACGCCACTCACCGTCGTCTGGACATTGTCGACCTGATCTGCCTCTTTGTCCGCCACAAACACACTGTCGTTGTTGCGGTAGTGCTGAAGCACCTCCATGATGGCATCAAGTTCCTGAACGCCACCGTAGGAACCCATGCGGGACTGCATGTCGGTGTAGTAGATGAGAAGCGAGAGCTTCTTGATCAGCTCCTGCGCCGACACTCGGCATTCGTTCCAGTGATTGACGTAGTCCCAAAGGATTTGTGCCTGCGGAATGCCGAGGAAGTTGTATGCCGGCTTCAACAAAGTCGGCGGCTCATTTGCATAGAGCGTGATAAGACGAGAGGCATGAACCTGATGCCCAAGAACCATCCAGCTGCTCGGCTTCATGTAGTCGCTTCTGAGCGGCTCATACGAGTTGTAGGGACCGGGCGATACATTGATCGGGTCGACAACCACAAAGCTGACCTTGCTGCTTGCGCCGACCTCCGCAGATTTGTTGTTGACCATCAACGGTAGCGTCAGATCAACGTTCGGAGCATCTTTAGGTTCTGTCCTGATGAAGATGAACGCACCCCCCATGAAACCAACTTTGCAGATTGCATCATTGAAAAGAGACTGCAACCGATATTGCGTTTCCTGTGCGTCCTGAAGCTTCTCAATCTTTTCTGGCGGTGTGTCATCGCCACCCGTGATTTTGATCCACTCTCGGGTTATGTCGTCAGCCACGGTCTTGATACAGTTTCGGATCATGCCGTTCTGAGCAATCTGCTGAAGCGCACCGTATCCGACAAAAGCCGTTACAGGAAACTGCCCCATCTCAATGGCATGCTGCGTAAGCGAGCCAACGACAGAGTCCATACCAACGGTTTCGGAAAACTCCTTGTCTAGCTTCTTTCGATACTCTTCCGTGACGCCAAGCGTGGCCGGCAGACTGTAGTTCGATTCCTTGAATTCCCTAGTGGAAACTGTCTTAGTCTTTTCCTTTTGCTTGAGAATAGCCAGAAGTTCCGTGAGGTTGTTGAGCTTGCGACTCGCCTTGCGAACCTCGGACATCGGCCCTGCAGTCGGCGCAGACTTCTTTAGCTTTTTGGACTTCTTGCTCATAGTGTTCTGTTACCTAAGGCGTGTTCTGATGGCCGCCCGGTTCGAAGCGCTAACCGTCCAGCCCTTGTTCAAGTGCAGGTCACTCAAGGCCTGCGTCATCGCGTCAACTTGGTCATCGTGAGCACCGGCTGGGAATGCCAAGAGCTCAGGCAAAAACGTGTTCTTGACCCACGGATTCAGATCGGGTGGAGGCAAAAAGACGTTGTGCGCCTCCCACAAAGTCGTGACGCTCGAGGCACGAGCCTCCTTCGACTCCTTCGGCGTGATCGGTATGATCCCTGCAACCTTGTTCTTGAGTTCGCTGATGATGGCGGGGCCGTTCGCCTTGTCTTCGACAAGCTTTCGATGCGCCTTCGGCCACTTCTCAGCCAAAGACTGAAAGGCCGCTCTGGTTTGAACGAAGTCCCATCGGTCACGTACTTGGTCAAGCAGGTAGAAATTGGCACCTTCTCTCGCCCAGACCTGACCGACAACGTAGTCCGAAGAATCGGACTTCTTGAAGGTCATGTCCCACGATATGACAATCTTTTCAAACGATTTCGGCAGGCTCTCTGCCGTCCAGTGCTGAATCCAATCCAGCTTGAAGAGGCCACCACCGCGCGGCACCGGACGCTGTTGTAGCTGACCGGCACAAGCGTAGGAACCCATCGTGCGTTCCATCTCGCGCACCTGCTGCTCACCGAATCGTTCGGGGAAAAGCAGCTCACCATCTTTTGTTCGCGGATCGCGGAAACCGATGGATGTCACGCATCGCCGGTTGCTCTCAAAGCGCATGGGAAGCATCAAATGCTCGTAGCCCAAGTCATTCGCAAGAATGATTCCGCTCGTGTCCCTCTCATGCAGTCTCTGCATGATCACGATGATGGCTGAGTCAGCGTTGTTCACGCGGCTCGGAACGGCTTCAAGAAAAGTGTCCTCTGCCGCCTGCAAAGCCGCTTCTGAAAACGCATCATCAACAGACAGAGGGTCATCGATGATCACACGGTCACCACGCGAACCGGTCAAAGACGTGAAGCTCATGGACTCACGAAAGCCGGTCTCCGTGTTTTCGAACTTGCTCTTGGCGTTCTGGTCGCCCGTTAGCTTGACCGGCCATCGCTCCTGAAACCAGTCCGACTGAATCAGTCGTCGGCACTTCATGTTGTCTCGGATAGCCAGAGTCTCTTTGTGAGCCGTTGTCAGGAATCGAAGGTCTGAACGAGCTCCTGGCCCCCATTCCCATGCCGGGAATAGAACTCCCGTTGTAAGAGACTTCATGCAACCGGGCGGAACATTCATCAGCAGTCGCTTGATCCTCCCATCGTGGACTGCCTGCAAATGATCGCAGATGGCATCCAAGCACCAACCCCACTTGAGTTCTGCGGCAGGCTCCAAAACGTGCCACGCCATCTTGCAGAACTCCGCAAAACTGCGCTTCGCAATCTCGCGGTCAAGTTCAATGAGTGTCGGAATTCTTTGTGTTGCCATAGAGCAATTCGCGGGCTTGCTTCAAAGCGTCAAGCGTTGCACCGGAAAGGTCCACTTCTTCCTTGACCTTCACAGCACCGCCGTCGTGGCCCGTCAAGGCAACCTTCTTTCGGTCGCCATAGTTTCGGTCGTCTCGGAATGCAGCTTCTCTCGCAAGCTCTTGCATGGCGACCTTGGCGCCTTCGACAACCCCCTTCGGGATGTCTATGCCGGACTCTGCTGCGAGCTTTACCTGTTTCATGAGCCAGTCATTGACCTTCATGCGCTCAAGATTGAACAGCTCTGCGCTGGCTTCGCGCGCGCGCACGGAGCGCGAGAGAAACTCCGGGTGTCTGTCTTTCCAAGCTCTGATCGTCGAAGCATCGGGCATTCCCTTCTTCTTTGCGATCTCACGTTCAGACAGACCTGAATCGATCATCTCAATGATCTTGTCGGCCGTTAGCTTGCTGTATTTCGTTGGGCGCCCCACCTTTTTGGGCGCCTTGGCAGATTTTGTGGCTGTCATGGTTTTCCTCAAAAAGAGTAGGGAACAAAAAAACCGCCCGAAGGCGGCTTATGCAATTTGGAGCGGGTAGCGAGACTCGAACTCGCATCATCAGCTTGGAAGGCTGAGGTAATTCCCTTATACGATACCTGCGAAAAAACCCCGCCGAGACAATGTCCTGACGGGGTTCTGAATCTTTATTTCCGTTTCTTCCGGGCGCGACAAGGGAGCCATCCGGCTCCCTAACCTCAGCATTACCTGGAAATCGAATTTTCTTGAGGCAATTATGAGCTTTTAAAAATTTTTGTCAAGCGCGTTGAGAAACTACCATGCGGGCAATATACCCTGATCGAGAGTCACCTGCTGTATGAGCGAGGTAGTCCAGGCGACGCAGAACACGAGTAGGCAAAGTGATGTTGACACGTTCAGCTTTGTCGGAAATCGCATCCATGCTGAACTCGCACAAAAGCCACAGGCAGTCTTTGTAATCAGGATTGTCCATGTGGTTCTCTACAGAAGTCGGAAGAGGGATGTCATTGCCGGCATCAAGTTCGCATTCCATCCAACCTGCGGCAGCTTCCTTGACAGAATTCTCAAGCTCCGCGATTGAATCCGCTTCAGTGATTACGCCGGGTAAATCAGGAACTTCAGCCGTGTAAACGCCATCAGTGTTCCAAACTGCAACAGGGTACTTCATCAAATTCTCCTCCACTCCCATTTGATGAATGGAGGGAGCTGGTCGCGACTCAACTCCCTCCGATCAACTATCGCTTAAGACTCACCCCGGACTGGCGCTCGATGCTCTTGAGAGTAGTAATAGCCATGTCTTTTCGAGGATGTGGCACTGTGACGTGACCTTTCTTCGTAGGATGAGTGAAGATGTGATGGCTCCCCTTTACGCGGTCAAGAACCCATCCATCTGCCTTAAGCGCGTCGATCACTTCTTGACTGGTCATTGGAATTCCTTGAAGTTGATCGATCGGTGTGTATTATACACACTACTCAGAAGCAGACAACCTTTTGGCAGCATCCTTCTCGATCAAATTGAAGATCATGTATTTGGCCATGGTCAGAAGCTGTCCATACTCGCTGACGCCAATGCGCAGTTTCCTGCAAGCAATATGAATCGGGACGTACGGATAGCAGTAGTGGGCAACCAAAACCTCTTTGGCCTTCCCGTATCGATAAGGGCGACTCGGCAAAGACTGCCAAGCTCGATTCACAACAACAGCGTCAAAGATGTCAATCGGCTCTATCACAGGGGGTTCTTCAGGAGCTTTTTTCGGTGCCTCCGGATCATCTTCACCATAAAGCTGCATCATTCGCCAAAGAAGTGTTGACCCATACAGATTGGGTCGGTCAGCCGCCCACCTCCCCCAGTTACGGAGGCGGTCGTTAAGAATGTCTTCATCACTTTTCGAAAGCATCGGTGTCTCCTAGTACTGATGCACATCCCAGCCACCGCCGGATTTCTTTGTTCGTGGGTAAACAACTTTCACAGGGAATGGGTAGTGCGTGGCGGCACTTTTTGTTTTGACCTTTGCGTCATCGGCAAAGATTCTTGGCGATCCCTTGACCTCGTGAAGCTCTAGCGTTCCATCTGGCAGGAGAATCAAAAAATCGGGGGTATACCAACAGGCGTCTTCAGCGATCTTGAGCTTTATCGATTCGAACCAGTAGCTCACGACGCGGCCGGCGTGTTTCTCGTTCTCAAGCCAGGCGGCATAGGCTTTTTCGGTCTTATTCATCTGACCGGGCTTGAGCCTGCCCTTCGCGTAGAGCCGGGCTTTGGCGATGGCAGCCGCGTAGCCTTCAGCGAACATTTGCTTCTGCCTCCTTCTTTCGGCGTTCCTCCTCAAGACGTCGTTTGCGCTCGTTCATTCCAAAAACAAACGCCTGAGTAAAGACGCTGACTTCTTCACCAGAACGCATCGTCTCTGTGTATTGCTTGCAACGCTCTCCGTTCAGCCCGGCGCGATATCCCTTGCGCTTTACCTCTTCAAGCCTGTCGTGCCTAGTAGTCATACATTCCCTCTTTGGCCTGCTCTTTCTTCCAAAATGCGTTTGCGGATTGCATCCGACTTTTCCTTTTCCAACCTCTTGGCCTCTTCACTCCGATGGTTCAGATACCAGGCATGCTTGGCGCTTTCGATGAACTTGTCTGCAGAGTCCCATCCTTCGTATGGCCTTCCATCGCTGTGAATCAGCACTTTGAACTCATCTTTCTTGCTGAATCGTCCGGGGGTTTCTGCCACGTAGACACAGGTTGAAAGCATCACCTCATACGACCTGATGACCGACCTATCCACGATGAGGCTGTAGCCGTCAATGCAGACGAGCATTCGTTGGTTTTTTGTGATCCACCGATGCGCCTGCACAACAATTTCCTCAGGGCTGTCGTATGTTTTTCTATCCAAATCCATCATTTCGTTTCCTCGTCCTCTTCCTTTTGGATGGCCGCAGCAAGGCGATCTTTTGCAGCTTCAATCCGTTCGTGGTCTAGCCGAAAATGTCGATAAGTCTTTTCGTTCAGATAAAGGAGGTCGCAGACTGCTCCGCAAAGAATCTGAGCATCATGTATGTCAATCTCAACCTTCGTCATTCATGCCCCTTCTCTTGTTTTGCATTTCTCGGCTCTGACGATGAAGTTCGTTAACCTTGTCGTTGATGAACGGAACAACGAACTTTCTGCGGAGAAAGATGAGCGCTTGCGAAGGCGTCATCGCTTCGGCCATGGTCTGAGTCTCTTCGGCTTCCATCGATTCCAATTCCGCCGCCCTCTCCCGGAGCGCCTCAAGGGAATACTTCTTGGCTTCAGCTTCAAGCGTTCGCCGCTCCATCTCATCAGCAAAGAGCGGATACTTTTCCTCCACGGTTTTGCGAAGCTTCTTGCGGCGCATCGCCAACATCGATTCAGGCGAAACCTTGCGTCGCTTCATGGCACCCGGGCGCCAGCCTAGGCAGTACCCATGTGTCGCAAGCTTGGATTCGGCATAGACTCGCTTCAACATGTTGATACCTTTTGAGTCTTGTGCGTCGCAAGAGCAAAGCACCTCCGGCAGACCTTCAGGCAGGGCCTCGTGCATTGCGTCAGCCCTCTGCTTCCACCAGCAAATGACGTAAAACCCAGAGTTCATACCGATACGTCACCATCCAAAAATCCGCCGAATTCGATTTGCTTGCGTTTGCCCCTTGGTAAGGTCATCAACAGAGTTTTCGAGGAAACCGCGGTCAAAAAGAACAACATGCCCGCAATATCCGCATCTGAGCTCAATTCGGTCGGTTCTCTTGTCTGAAACACCCATTTGCCATTCGTTTGCGTCGCAGATCGAACAGCCAAAACCGCCTGTTCGACGGTTAAGAAATGCGGTCACTTTTTCAGGAGTCAATTCACTCATTTCTCTTCCTTCTCCTCTGCATCAACCTCAACCTTGAGTACGTTCAGATGGCACACTGGACACACGATCTCAACGTGTCCTTTGAAGTGCATGACTATGACGAATTCCTTTTCTGTCGAATTTCCCATATCGCCTCCCTTCAGAACTCCGTGAGAAGGTTGCGCGTGCGCCAACACATCAACCAACTCACGGAGTCCGAATCCTTTGATCTAAATCCGTGAAATGATTGTGGTTGTTCTCCCCAGAACATCCTTTCAATCACTTCACGGAGATATTGCTCATGTGTGTCCTGCATAAATGGCTCGAACTCCTCGAATATTGCGTCGTGACTAAAGAGGCCATTCGTGTCACTCTGAACGGAGAGACATCAATCGTTCTACCCCACGCCATAGCACCGCAGTCCGGAGGAACTTTCGAGTTCTCTTACACCCGAATAAAGCCCGATAACACGCCAGAAAAATTCCACGAAACCAAATCAATCGACATCTCTGATATCGACGAGCTAGTGCCGACTGGACTCGTTCTCCGGAACGGGAAACTGGTAGTGCGAGACTCTGAAAAATAGCCAGCAAATATCTACGCTGTTCCCAAGCATGTACGCCGCAGTTGCAAAGCTCCGGATGAAAAACCTCCTTGCAGCCGCGGCAAAAGATGTCGTGGCTGGAGAACCATCCAAGAGCGAATCGAAACTTCGCCCACTCAAACTCTGAGGCGGCTATCAGAAAGTGGGTTTTCATGCGGCCTCCCCGAAAACATCACTCATCAAAGGAGCCTTACGGTGCGATTCACCCAGGAATTGCATGGCGTAGCTCTTGCCATTGATGCGGTCCATGATTCGATCACCAAGCACTTCAGCGAGAGCCTTCGGCATCAGATTGGTGAGGAAAATGGTCGGACGATTTTCGGAGAGCCGGCCATCGATGATCTGGAAGAGGATCGACTGCTCATTTGAGGTTCCAGATTGGATGCCGATCTCATCAAGCACCAGAAGGTCTAGGTCGATGAAGCGGCGCTTTGCCGCGTGTTCGCTCTCCTCGGCGTCGGCTCTCCACTGGGAGCGAACAAACGAGATCACGTCAGGCACACGGACGTATAGCGCGGTGATTCCCGGCAGCAGGCTTCGGATGATGGAGCATGCGAGGTGGCTCTTTCCGGTGCCGGGGTTTCCGAACATCAGCAGGCTGTAACCGTTCTCGCGTACCTTCTTCCAGTTGTCTGAGTAACGGCGACACAGACTGAGGTTACGCTGCTGGTTCTCAGTCGATGCGATGAACGAGTCAAAGGTCTTGTCTTTGAAATCGTCAGGAATGCAAGCTCTGCCGATGGCGTCCTGCAAGCGACGGGTTTCAGCCTCAGCCTTCGCGCGACGAAGCTCTTCCTCGCGTTTTTGGGCGTCTTTGATCTGACGAATCTTCAGGCACTCCGGGCAAGGTCCATCGCAGACTTTTTCTCCACCGACGAGAATCACACGGCCAAGATACTGTCCGTGCAGCGGGCAATCGCGCACCTCATCATGCCAGCGCATACCGCTGACAATCTGAGAGTTGAGAACCGTGCCGATTTTTTGAGGTACTTGCATGTCAGTCCTTCCAGTTCAAAGATCCATCAGGGTTGAAGGGGTTTTCTTTGGTGTAGTACGCCTCATCGAAGCGCAGGTGCGGGTTAAGGTGGTCGGGTAAGGGTGATGTACCCCCAGCCCTGTTTCGAGCAATGGCACCCCCTTCTCGGTTGTCGTAGCGGCCAGCAAAGACCGGTTCGATCCTTTCGCTCTCCATCAACCACGGAAAATCAGCCTTGAAGCTCGTTTTCAGGCCCTTGAGGAAATCGCTACGGGAAACCCGGTCAAAAAACTTCTCGAACTGGGCAAGCGTTTCTTCCTCGGTCTTTGCCCCCGTGAAGTCCTGCATTTCCTGCCAACGCTTACGCATGTCATTCCGGCGCTTGTCAGTCAAGCGGGCGGCGGCAAGAGCGGGCGTGCATTTGGCGTTGTAGAGGTCCACAACCTTCTGGTACGGAACGGGAGGGTTGCGCTTGGCAGAGTTCGGGGCCACCTTGGGCGCAGGGTCGGTTTCCAAGTCGGTCAAGGGTTTCGACTCGGTTTGCTCGTTTTTGGGCGCAGGGGCTCGGCCCACCGTTGCCGCGGCTTCACCCCTTGCGCTGACAGAGGTTTCAGCGGGATGTGCGTCGCTTTGTTCCGCCAAGTTGTGCCGCGGCTCTTCGATGGAGTCAAAAAGGTCCGTCTGGTTTTCTTCAACCGACTCGCTCGCGTTCGCGTTAGCGGACGAGGATGTTTCGTCAGAAACATCCTTATATTCCTGCTCCTGCTCCTGCTCCTGTATTACCAAACCCTTCGACAACTGTTTGGCATACCGTTCCGAAAGGGTTTCGGTAACTCTTCCGAGAGCTTCGGAGAAAGCCTTAGAAGTCTTGCTGTTGGCGGATGCGCACGATTTTGCACGCTGCAAAACTTCTGCCAAAAGCGGGCATTCAGGCAGCAAATCTAAGCAACCAGCCCAGCCTTTCACAACGTTTGGATTTTCAGGTTGGTTGTACTTCAGGAAGTTCGGTGCGAAGACTAAAAAACAGCTCTCATCGTATTTGATGAGACCCTTAGATAAGAGTTCCCGAAAGGGTTTAGCAAACCCTTTCGTGTCGATGCCAAGCTCGGCCTCGATTCCCTCTTTTGTCGCACGGAACGCGCCCAAGCTCGTCATCGATGGGTGCGTGAGTATGAAAAGAAATGCTCTCTGGCCTTCATGCGAAAGAGACGCGAACTTCTCATCATTCCAGATACGTGGATCAATCTTTCTGTAACGTGCCATGGCTCACTCCGAAAGCCTTTATCAAACCCTTTTGGGCAGACCTTCCCATGCCTTCAGCTTCGGGTAGCGCAACATCAAGTAAGGAACGCGAGCGAGCGGAACGCCGTTTTTCTTCCATTTGGCAATTGCCGGCGAGCTCACACCAAAATGTTTTGCCATCTCGGCAAGGTTCTTGAATTGGCTAGCCAGCTCGGCAAAAGCCAACTTTCGGTAGTCGTTCACGGAAATTCTCCATCGTGAAAAATTTCACCATTATATTTAACACTCGTTAATATACAACATCACGACTGTAAATGCACAAGGATTTAACCTTGGTTTGTCTAGACATCAAGGAATCCAGCTATGAATACATGGAACGAAAGATTTTGTTTCGCTATGAAAGCACGCGGACTCATAGCCGCTGACATGGCAAGGAAAACCGGCATGAGCGCGCCGGCCGTAAAAAAATGGATGGACGGGACAACCACCAATCCGAAATATGATGATGTCGTGCGCGCCACTCGCGTGTTGAACATCAGCCCCGACTGGATGATGTACGAAATCGGCACCATGGAGCTTGTTCCTGCCAACCAAGTTGAGCTGGAGATGGTCGACATCAAGGCGTCATGCGGGAGCATTGGACATGTTAATTTCGAAGACATTCCTGCCGTCAAAAAAATTCTCGTCAATGCGGCCTGGTTCCGCCAGAACTTTGGCTTCTACAACGCAAAAGACATCAAATTAATCTCAGCCTCCGGCGACTCCATGTCACCAGAAATTGATGACGGAGACGTGGTTTTTGTAGACATTTCCGACAACATCAGCTTTAGAGATGGCATTTATCTGATTCTCGTCGATGACGAGCTTTTCATTAAACGCATCCAGAGACTAACCGGACATAAGATTGCTCTGGTCAGCACCAACAAGGCATATCGAGACATCGAAATCAGCACAGAAGGACAAATCGCAATCCGGGTGCTTGGGCGCGTCGTGAAGAGCTTCAAAATGCGCACTCACTGATTAAATCTGGTTAACTTTTTCAGCCGCCTTCGGGCGGTTTTTTTTCGCCTGTCAATTTCTGATCGTGAATTTTTACTTCACGTTTGTTGACTTTCTTATTAACTTGCGTTAAATTTCCGCCATCACACGAACGTGAACACAAAATTCACGAACGTAAACAGCAAGGACCCAAAAATGACAGCCAAAACCCTCAACCCCAAGACCCTCACCGAAGAACAACGCGACGCCTTTATCGAAGGCTGGAAAAACGCCGGCGGCTTAACGGACGACCTCGAGACGCCCAACCCCTGGTGCTGCCCCTGGTACTGGACCGACGAAATCGAAGTCGAAGGCGAGACGCCTGAAGAGTGGGGTGCCGACTGGTGGCGTCAGAACAAGGCAGAAATCGAAGCCTTGATCGCTGAAGAAAAGGCCGATGCTGAGTAAGGAGAGGGAAATGATCGAAATGTCCAAGAACACGGTGACTCTGACCGGAAAAGAGGCCAAGGATTTCGCAATCAAGCATCTGACGACCTCCGTCTATCAGTTCATCAGCAAGACCGAAAAGCTCGCCAAGCGTCTTCCGGACGAAGTCGAAAGCGGCGAAGTCACGTCCATCAGCGAACTCAAGTTCTACGAAACACTCGACTACATCCAGATGGCTATGAACGATCTTCGAGCTGATGTCCGAAATGCTTACAAGGCCTTGGGCGAGCCTCGCACCACGGAAAAAGTGACCTTTGACGAGGGTGAATAGTCATGCGCGATCTCAACCTCACCACCCGAGACGTTGCTGCTCTTCTGGCCAAGCGTTGCATGGCCATTGTCGAAGCCAAGTCCCTCGGCCCGCAGAAGTGCCAGCGACTCATCGAAGACGTGCAGCAGTTTTCCGCTGCTTTGGTGAGCCTCCTCAACAAAGAGATCGAAAACGTCCAACCGCAGGAGTCCAAGAAATGCTGAATCGCTTCTGGAACTGGCTCAACGAAGACATCGAAGGCGACTCCCGCCTGGGTCTCATTGTGGCGACGCTGACGATCGTCGGATGCGGGCTGTTTCTGGCCTTTCTGACGGAGCTGCCGCCACTGCCCTGACATCAAAAGAAGGCAATGCCTTCTGCCTACTGCCCGGAATCTTCCACCTACGCCACTGAATCGTTAGGGGTCTCCGCCCGGGCAGTAGACAAAAGGCTTTGAGAGTCCTTCTGACTGACGCTGCACCCTTCATCAAACGAACGCAATGTGCCGCTTCATCAGCGACTGCGGCGTCAGTCAAAAGGGCTTGCTCCCGCAAGGGATTTAGCCCTTCTTAGTTCTTCCCTCTCGCCTCCGAGGGGTACATCGGAAGGCCAGACCGGACCATGAGGAATGGGACGGACTCGCAGCGGGGCGCCGAGCCCATAAGCGTGAAAAAGAGTCCATTTGACTGCGACGCTGCGACGACTGTCGAAAAGGCCAATTTGAGGCTATGAGCAAAAAAGTGTGCATGAAATGCGGTTTTCTGCAAATTTTTTACGGAAATCGGCATTTGACGCACAAAAACTTGCTCGTAGCTTCACGTGGGTCTTTTCTAAAGGAGATTACCGATGAAGACTGAACCGATCTGCGTTGAAGCCGAACTGGGCGCCGCAATTGATTGCCTTCTGACGGGTACTTTTAAACGAATTAAGAACCCGCTCAAAGCTGTCAAGAAGTATCACAAAGCCTTGAAATACATTGAGCGGGTGCAAAAAGCTACTTCAAAGAAGAAAGTGCGGAATCACAAGCCCTAATAAGAGATTCAATAGCTTTGGCGCGAGCTTGCATTTTCAAGATGTTTTCAGAACCAACAGGACCTTTTTTTGAGCACTTTATTTCCTCAAATTTGATCAATCCTGCCTGAATCATCGCCAAAACAATCTTTTCCGCTAGTTCACGTTTTTCCATGTCTTCACTCCGTGAGGTGGTTAGAGAAAGTCGGAAATTGCAAACTCCCCGACCCTCTAATCATCTCACGGTTTCCCAGCATGAACTTTTTTGAATACACACAGGGCTTCCACCCTCACGCCGGAGAAGACGATGATCTTTTCCCAGACCACCCCAACCCTTTCAGCGAAGCCCAAAGAAAGCTCGATCAAATGTTAGACGACGGTGTCTTCGATGATGTAGACGCCGACACAGCATCTGAAATTGTTGAAAAGGTCGCTACATCGGACGAGTTCGATCTCGACTTCGACAACTCCGTGAAGCTCTGGGAGTGGTTCGAGGACACATACGACTTGGATTAGGAATCGTGGAGATTGACATGAAGATTGCATACAGTGGAGCCGACCGTGCGGCCGAGCGATGGAATCGAGGCCAAGACGAAATCGAATCGATTCGACGCTTCAACAAGATCAAGCTTTACGCCCTGGTTGGCGTAGGTTTCGGCTTCGGATTTTCACTCATCGGATGGGCCATTCAAGAGATCATGGCCTTGTAGCAAACCAACTGATCAAACACACAGAGCCTCCTTCGGGAGGCTTTTTTATTTTGGAGACTCCTATGACAGGAAAAGAACTTTTGCCCGCGCCGGCAAACTTCAAAGAAGCTATGGACATCGCAGAGATCATGTCCCGGTCGCAACTGATCCCCAAGAACTTCCAAGGGCGACCTAATGACGTGGTCGTGGCCATGATGTGGAGCCACACACTTGGCATCCCGACCGTGCAGGGGCTCCAGTACATCGCTGTCATAAACGGCAAGCCGAGCATGTACGGCGATGGTCTTCTGGCCGTAGCGATGGCAAGCGGACAGATGGCAGACTTCAAAGAAACCTTCGTCGGCGGAGACTCTGACGATGGCCTCACGGCCATCTGCACAGTAAAGCGCAAGGGACTCGAGTCGCCGATCATCGGTCAGTTCAGCGTGGCCGACGCGAAGCGAGCCGGTTTGTGGGGAAAAATAGGGCCCTGGAAGCAGTACCCGAAGCGCATGCTCAAGATGCGCGCTCGTGCCTTTGCACTACGCGATGCCTTCCCAGACATTCTCTCGGGCATGGGGTCCGGCGAAGAGCAGGAAGACATCATCAACGGCACTCACACCGAAGTTTCCGATCAACCTCCTGCCGAGGAAAAGCCCGCTCGCAAGATGCCGCGCCGCAAAAAGGCGGCCGCCGCTGATGTGGGCATAGTCGGCGATGCCGAAATTCCTCAGAGTGAATCGGCGATGCCACAAGATGAGCCCACCGCTGTGGAAGAGGTTCCGCAGGAAGAACCAGCACAGGAAGCCCAGGACGACGCACATGAGTTTGATGAGGTGCGTGAACGTCTTCACCAGGCTCGCACCAGACAAGACCTGATGCAGATCTGGGTCTCGATGGATAACGAGATGAAGTCGAATCAAGCCCTCCGAGACGCCTTTCAACAGCGCCAAGCAGACATCAGTCTAGCCGCCGCTGAGGGAGCCAGCTCATGAGCTCCATCATCATCTCAGGACAAGTTGTTCGGCCTGAGTTCGATGATGTGAAGCACCTCTACACCGTGGGCGGGGTTCGGGTACCGAGTGTGTCCCGCATCCTCCGCCCACTCACGACCGCAGTCTATGGCGATATCGATCGAGAAACTCTGCGCAGGGCTGCGGACTTCGGTACCGCCGTCCACGCCTGCACCGAGCTGCTCGATCTGGACGAACTCGATGAAGACTCGGTTACCCCGGAGTGGTCGCCGTATCTGGATGGATACAAGCGATGGAAGGCGGCGACCCGCCCGGAAATCCTTCACATTGAGGATCGTCTTGGTTGCTCCAAGTACGCCGGGACGCTGGACCGCATCTGTCGCATCAATGGTGATTTGTGGGTCATCGACATCAAGACCACCTCAAGCATCCATCCGCACGTAGGCGTGCAGCTTGCCGCATACGTCGCCTTGGCCGAAGGCTACTACGGAGGAACCTACCGCCGTGCTGCCCTTCAGCTTCGCGGCGACGGCTCCTTCAAAGTCACCGAATTCTCGTCGCTAAACGACGAAACCTGTTTCAACGCCCTTCTGGGCATCTATCACTGGCAGACCCAATGACTACTACAAACGTAACCATCCAAGTCCCCGAGCAGAATCAGCTTCTGAGCGAGGCCGCGGCGGCACAGAACACTGCCTCGTTGATCATTATTCAGAACGAATCTGACCTGCAATTCGCAACCGAGCAGATGAACGGCATGAGCAAGCGAGTCAAGGAACTGGACACGCTTCGCAAGAGCATCACGGCACCTCTTGATCAGGCTAAGAAGAACGTGATGGCGCTTTTCAAGCCGGTCACCGAGAGCTACCAGACAGCCATCGGGCAGATCAAAAAGGAAATCGGCGGATACATCGCGCAAAAAGAGCGTGAAGCCGAAGAAGCACGCCGTAAGGCAGAGCTGGAAGCCGAAGCAGAGCGCAAGGCTCTCGAAGCCAAGGCGAAGGAAGCCGAAACGCCTGAGCAGGCAGAAGCCCTGCAGCAAGCTGCCGCAACCGTGACAGCTACGCCGGTCGCAAAGATTGAAAAGACCAAGGGCATGAGTACCACCAAGGTCTGGAAGGCAGAAGTCAAAGACGCTCCCGCTTTCCTGGTTTATGTAGCCACGCACCCCGAGCTTCTGAACTGCATCGAAATCAACGTTCACGCCATCGAGCGCTTCGTCACCGCCACCGGCGGCACGGTCACTCTGCCCGGCATCGAACTCTCGCAAGAAATTCGCGTCACCAGCCGAGGCTAAGGAGGCCACACATGAGTCAACTTTCACTCATCCGTCAGGGCGGACTTGCCGCGGACATCGAACAAGCTCTGAGCGAATGCGTCAGACAGGTCTGCTACCTCGGAAAGGGCGGTTCAGTCACGATCAAGATTTCCGTGAAACCCGCCACCAAGAACAGCAATTCGAACGTGATTATCGGCGATGAAATCACGCTCAAGACCCCGAAGCCGCAGACAGCTGAAACGATCTTGTTCTCTACCGATGACGGCACGCTGTGCGACTCCGATCCGCGTCAGCGCAAGCTTGACTTCGGCAAGGTTGAGGTGGTCGACGACGCCTCCAGAGAAACCGAACGATTCCAAAAAGTGAACTAAGGAGTTACCGATGGAAGACATCACAAACATCGAGGCTGAAAAGCCGTTTACTTTCGAAGTTGAGGGCGCCCCTCACATAGCCGTTCCTGAAAACTACAGCGTTCAGCTTGCTGAAGAAGTCCTTCCGAAACCGGTTCGTGATCGCCGTCGAGTTTCGGTTGTGGATGTGGACAGTTTCCAAAACTACCTTTCGATCCACAAAACGGAGCGAGCTGCCGTCCATGTGAACGCCGTTTGGCCGAACGAAAACAACTCTCGTCCTTTGGCCGTCGGCTTCTGCGACGATGGCAATGCCCAAACCACCAGCTGGCGTGACCACGAGGTTGAGCTGTGCCCGATCATCTCGAAAGACTTCGAGGACTGGCGCGGCATTGACGGACAGGAAATCGGGCAGCTTGATCTGGTTCGATTCCTGGACCGTCACCTCTTCAACATCTTCCAGCCGGAAGATCAGCCGAACTCGCCTTCGGCTGCCGAGGTGATGACTTTCGTTTCCAACCTATCGGACGTTCGCAAGGTTGAATTCAAGAAGTCAGTCAACCTTGACAATGGCCGCGTGCAGTTGACCTACAACGAACTGGATGCTGATGGTGCCCTATCTGAGATCCAAATCCCGAAAGATTTTTGGATTCAACTCCAGCCAATCGTGGGGCATAACTCTGTGTACAAAATCAAGGTTGCTCTGCGCTACCGCATCAAAGACGGCACACGTCTGTCGTTCACGCTTGAAATGCGAGACATTCAGCCTCTGCTTGAAGCTATCCGCGAAGAGATCATTGCAGACCTAAAGCAGAAAATCGCTCCAGTCCCTATTTTCATAACCCGTTAAACCTCCCCATACAGGCCGCCCTTGCGCGGCCTTCTTTTTTTGCAGCTCCAATGAAAAAGACACTAATCGCACTGGCGGTACTCGCGGCATTTGTCGCACAAACGGCAGACGCTCGTGGAGGCCGCGGTTTCAGCATCGGGCGATCTTTCTCGCGTCCGGCTTCGGCAAAGATCAGCAAGTCGCCGCAGATAAAGCGAGCAGCTACGACCAAGCCAGCAACGCCTCCAAAAAATGAGGTCGTCAAACCGACTGCAACTCCTCCTACTCAAACCACATCTCGCCCCAGTCGAAACGATGACGATGACTCTTCCGGCGGAGGTTTCTGGTCCAGCTTCTTCGGAGGAGCTGTAGGTGCCGCCGCCGGGAGCGCAGCCTATGACGCCGTGACTTCTGATGAAGTCAAATCTGAATCGCCAAAGGAGGAAGCGCAGCCATGAGAGATCTTCTTTTGCTCCTCGGAGCCCTTGGCTTCTCTGCTTTCATCATCATGCTCATGATGGGAATCGCGGGCGCAGGCATCCAGTTCTGGGTCGAACTTTTCTTTTAGGACAAAAAATGGCTTACAAACTTGACGGATCGAGCCCTGTTATGGTGCCGATCAAACTTGAGACGCTTCAGTCAATCGTGCAACTTCTTTTCGTTGATCTGACCGAAGGCGAGTTCGAGACGGACTATGAGCAAAACAAGGTTCAAGGCTTGCTGGATGAATGCAACGAAGCCGTTGAGAAAACTCAATTTGCTATTCGACAACGCAAGGCACATCTGGTTGGCATTGATCCTCGTCTAAAAGCGATAGCAGATCACTATGGATTTGATGCTCAGACAGAAAAAGCCATTGAAGAAATGGCCGAGCTAATAGTTGCCATCAAAAACCTCAAAAAGAACGATGGCAACGAAGCTGACTACTTCCTGAACTACATTGAGGAATTGGCTGACGTGAAGATCATGATCGACCAGCTGATCTACTTGAATGACAAGGATGTACCTGACGATTGTGACTTGCTGACAGCCCCCGAAATCGAATTCAAGATCAAACGCACGCTCCAGCGTATTGAGTTTGAGGAGGATGACGCATGACCAAGTACAGATTAAAAGACCAAGAGCTGCAAAAGCATCTTGACGCCATCAGTGGCGGAGAATTCACAGCTACCATCGAGTCAGGCAGCTTCGAGTTCGACGAAGACGACATGGCCGTAGTTACCTTCGGCTCAGCGATGCATGGCACAGAGATAATTGCAGGCAAGTTTTCGGTGATTTTGGATAAGAACGAGACCTATGAGCTCGCAAAGTACAACCCGAACAACTGGAACAACTATCCAGACGTGACTCCTCCGGCAGATGTTTTTATGCAGATAGAGACAACCGATGGCAAAAAGTTATGCGGATATTTCCACAAATTCCTTGGAAGTATTGCAACTTGGTGTCGCGCAAATCCCTCAAATAACAGCGGTTGCCATGAAGCCCTACCTGGATCAGGAGAAGTCAAGCGCTACCGCCCGTGGGAGTGAGTCATGAGCGAGACAAAAGTGAAGTGGCACAGGTGGCCCGATGAAAAGCCCAAGCGAGACAACGCCTACCTATGCACTCTGCTGATCAAAGGTAAGTATCTCGGTCTTCAGATTTGGCCATATAGCGAAGACAGCATGCCGCCGTGGCACATGATCGAATCAGATGTACAGAAGATCATCGCCTGGGCGGAACTCCCCAGACCATACCAGCCAAAGTAACCCTCTTCGGCCGCCCGCCGGTTCCCCCTCGGGCTTTTCCAGCCGGTGCGCGGCCACCGAAGCTTTTCACCTTGCCGTGCCGCACCCTGACTTCGGGGACGGCGTTTTGTCGTGTTGCGCCAGCGGCGCGGCAAGATGCAAATCTTTGGCTTTTGCAGGAGGGAAAAATGCCTTTTGGTTTTTGCCGCGAATGTACTTATTGCAGGTCATTAGGTCAGACAGTTCAACAAGTCGTGAAGGCAGGTAAAAGTCCGGCTACATATCGATGGGAATGTCTTCGTCACGCACCTGTTCGCGATCCGAGCATGCCGACCAATATCTACGGAACATCTCCACATCTCGATGGTGTTGAAGTAGATAGCAAATTTATAGGTTGCGGCGAGTTCGAACCTGACACATCCACATAACCACTTCGGCCGCCGTCCGCGATGTGTGCAAGCGAAGGGCACTGCGCGGGCGGTTGCCTCAACACTATGTTATGAAAAACATCCCTGGTTTATCCGACCTTACGAAGCTCATCTTGAAAGCTCTGCCGCCAGACACAGCTCAGGCAATGGCCGAACTTCTCGAAGATCACCCAGAAATCTTCGTTGCAGGATGTCAGGTTAAACATCGTGCTTTGGAACGTGTTTTGGGCGGTTATGTTCCGGCGAACGATGCCGGATTCTACGATTGGTTCGAGATAGCAATAGCCTGGTATTTCACCCAGAACGTGGCGACATTCGATAGTGACTTCGCTACAGAACTCTGCAAAACATCTTTCACAAACGGCTTCCCAGTTCGTGAGCTTGAGCGTCTGCTTGGGAACCCCGTTTACATACCACTGGACACGCCAAAAGACAGCGTTCTTGGATATGTATTGTGTGTAGACATGGCAGGATGGAACGACACATCGAAAAAGACAAGCGGCGTATGTGCTCGTCTTGATTTCATGCCGGTTCATTCATTTGATTTCTTGAAAGACTTTGGATTCATTCTAGAAGTGAAAAGCTTCGGTTTGATCTGTCAAGACGGCGGCGAAACTGAGCCATATGCGCTCAAAGAGACAATCAAATATTTCAAAGATCAAGTGCTTGACGATGGCCGGGTTGCTGGGGAAATCATCAACAAGATCGTCTACATGCTTTCAGATGAGCCAGAGACCATAGAGTGGCGTCACGAAGTTTTGGACTTCGTGCCTCAAATCAGGCGGCACAAGCGCCGTGCTTCAACGATTTACGCTCCAAGGCATCCACGAGTCAAACGATTCGGTGAAGAGTTCGGCACAGAGATACGACAGGCTTCGGCCGCCATGGGCACAGATAGATCCGTCAGACCGCACATCCGGTCTGCCCACTGGCATACGTATCTGGTCGGTGAAGGTCGAAGCAAGAGAGTCATTCGATGGCTCAAACCGATCTTTGTTCATTCGCGTCAAGCCGAGCCTGCCGCTACCAGGATTCCGGTTTATTAAACATCCAGTCGGGAGCACGCTCTACCCTTACCGGCAAAGTCTTTTTGGTTTGGCGCGAATCTTCGAGAATCCCGTCCACCAAATCTCTCGGCTTCTCCGTCCTGCAGAAGCAGATGAGGTTGTACACGGCTGCGCCGACCAGACAGACAATGGCGCAACCGAAAACAGCGGCCCATTGTTCGCCACTCAGTAAAAAATTCTTGAATGACGAAGAGGTCAAAAACGTCAGAAATAAACCTGCGGATGTGGACAGCAAACCCCAGAATCTGGACAGGTAAGCCGAGCGTTTTCGCGTCTGTTCGAGGAACCCTTGGGTGCGAAGTCTGAGAGCTTCTTCCGTGAGAGTGATCATGGATTGCGGTACCAAAACGACGGCATTTACATCTTCTTGAATGCCGGATGTTGAGTTCAACTGCATAGCCCGTTCCGCTTCAAAACCTCAAGAGAAAAGTACTGCACGCGACCGCAACTGTCACAAATCACAGGAACGACAGAGAGCGTTTCTGCAATGATCATAACGTCCCCTCTGGGTAAGTCACTCAGCGGTTGATTGATGACCTTCTTTACCACCAGCAACTTTGAGTTCCCGCAACAAGGACAGCGACAGTTTTGAGGCAACCGAATCTCTTGCAAAGGCGAACGCTCTTTGCAGTCTCCTTTCGTTGACATACTCGCTCCATGAGTGTGTTAACTGGCGCGGACGCACCGCAAATGCGTCCGTGCCACCTTTGACAATTTTATGTGTTTGCCGCACAATGCTCAGGTCACGCGAGTAAAAAGCGTGATCGGGAATACCACCCCGAACGATCACGTAGGCGTACACACCGCCTGACTGCCGTTTGGCGGATTTTTTGTGTGCGGCATCACTTTTACGAGTGAGGCCGGCGGGCACCTTCGGGTGGCCGTTTCCTATGTGGCGGTAGTGGTATCCCGCCGGACCTCGCTCACCCAAATACCACTGGACGCGAGGCTCTTAAATCTCTACATAGGAGCCTGCCATGAATGCAGTCCAAAACACACCTGTCGTCACAGTCGTTGACGGCTCTGTCACCACGCTTTCAACAGACGTTGCTACCTTCTTTGAGAAGAATCATCGAGACGTTGTTCGGAGCATCGAAAACATCCTTTCTACTGTATCCGAAGACCGTGTGCGCAATTTTGCGCAGACGGTTGTAACCCGCGCCAATCCTAGCGGCGGCGCACCGATCAAGTCCAAAGCCTACCGCTTGACGCGGGACGGATTTACCTTCCTCGCAATGGGTTTCACGGGCGCTCGCGCACAAGAGTTCAAGTGGGCGTACATCGACGCCTTTAACAAGATGGAGGCTGCGTTGAGGCAATGCCCCGCGCAGGCGCAGCTACCGACACCGACTCTCACAGAGCAGCAGGCTTACGCAATCATGAGCAAGGTCGCCATGAGAGCCAAGCGAGACGGTGCCAAGTATCAGACGATCTACCGCGCACTCAAGGCCCGCTATCAAGTCACGAAATACACAAACATTCCGCGTGACAAGTTCGATGACGCCATTGAGTTCATTTGCACGGTTGATCTCAGAACGCCGGAAGTACCTGAACCCGAGCCTAAACAGGAACCTGAAACAAACCACGGAGTCCTTGTTCCGCCTGAATTCTGCGAAGCTTTGCGACTGCGCGTTTACTATGAACGCTATGTCTTTGGCGAGTATTACGAAAGGTTCTATCGCTTCCTGCAACTGGTTGACTCGCCACTAGCCGGTCGCTTTCACGAGATACGCACCTCTATAAACCTTATCAACCTCGAGCGGCAGCTTGCAAAGGTCGGCTTTCCTGTGGATGACATCCTCAATTTCAAGCGAACGCCGAGACCTAATGCGATAGTCGCTCAGTAACCATTTCTTAACCCAACACAGCCGCCTCAAAAGGGCGGCTTTTTGCTATGCATGCAATCATCATCAAAGACGGGGTTGCCGTCGTTGACACCATCACCATCGCCGAAGGCGTGCAAGTTCAGCACAAGAACATTCTTGAGCTGATCCGCAAATATCTCCCTGATTTCGAGGCATTTGGCCCAGTCGCGTTTGAAACGCGGAAGGGTAAACCGCTTCCTCAAGGCGGATTTGCAAAAGCGACCGAAGTCGCGTGGCTCACCGAAGATCAGACAACCTTGCTTTTCACGTTCTTGAAGAACACCGAGATCGCCCGCAAGCTAAAAATTCGTTTGGTCAAAGCCTTTAGAGAAGCTCGCGAAGAAATCGCACGACTCCAGCAAACCCCTGCCCTTCCGGACTTCACCAACCCCGCAATCGCAGCTCGGGCTTGGGCCGAGCAATACGAGAAGAACCAGGCGCTCCAAGAGCAGATACTCCTTGAGGCTCCCAAGGTTCAGGCCGCAGAGGACTTCCTCAAATCCGACGGCGACCACATCATTCGCAAGGTTGCGAAGGCTCTCGGCGTCGGCGTCCGGTTCCTCTACGACTGGCTGCGCCAGAAGAAGATAATCACCAAGTTCAACGAGCCCTATGCCGAGTTCGTCACGCGCGGCTACCTCCGCCCGTGTCCGAGTTACCACGAGGGACACGACGGCACCCGCAAGTGCGACTTGACGACCCACATCACCAACGACGGCATTTACTACATCTGGAATCGTCTCAAAAAGGAAGGCCACATTCCGGAAGGCCGTCAGCTTCAGCTTGATCTTCTGAAGGAGGCAGCATGATTGATGAAGACAAAAAGCACGCCCCGGATGAGGATTTGTCAGACGACCTCTTCTCTCATGGAACCGTGGAACGACAGAGGAGTTTTTTAGAGTTCTTTACGTACTGCCTGAACGACATAGATCATTGTCCGACTTTGCGTTCTGTCGATGTTTTCCAGCTCCTGTCTGAGGCCGCCCTTGAATGGCCCGGCGAAGAAGATCCGGAATGGGGGCAAATCACCGGTCTGGCCGCTTACTTCTACGATAAAGCGGTAAAGAATGGAGAAATTGACCCAAAGAAACTTCTGGACAGAATGGGTAACGCCTAACCAACAGCAGCCTCCGAGAAATCGGAGGCTTTTCTTTTGAGCACAGAAATGAATCTCACGAATTGCTTACTCTTCTTCTTGATCGGTGCCACATTGGCTTTCTGCGTGTCAACCTTCAAACAGCTTAAGGAAATTGATGCGAAGCTCGATACGTATCTTGAAGCTACGACCGAGTCCGGAAAAGCCATGTTGGAAGTCGTCAAAAGAACACGAGCCTTTGAAGCTACTGGCTTCGAAGCTGACGTCACCGACGACGGACGCATCAAAATCGTTTTCCTGAGAAAGGTCGCTTCCAAGGAGGAAGATGGCTCCAAAAAAGATATGGCTGAGTTCCGTGAAATCGTCGTTCCTGCCTGGATGTTCACCCAGATCACCTCAGAAGCCGCGTTGAAGCTGGGGTTTGAGGCTTTGGAAAACAAAGCAAAGTAAACTCCCGAAATCGAAACTCGTTTTATCGGGGTCCGCAATGTTATCTTCGATCACGATCCGCGCAAAAGACTTGTCTTGGCTAGACACATGGGATGAGATCGAAAACTGGTGCATCAAAGTGTCCAGACTCAACCAGCTCGCGGTGGAAATGAATGTCCTACCTTCAGCTCCCGTAGTCAGAATTGGCTCAGATCAGGAATTCAACACCAGAGGTGGATATGCTTGTCCTTATTTCCCAATCCCCCAGACTCAAGCAGATGTAGCGTACTTGATGAACGTCATAGCTGAAGTTATGGTGTTCGGTTGGGGTGATGCAGCTCACCGAAGAGCTAGGGTCTACGTCATTTTTCGAGACGCGGTTAGATCCTTTGCTCAAGGTGACATCGATAATCGCTCTGTTGAGTTCAGGGAAACATCTTCTGAATACGATCTTCAGGATGCGGTAGTACACCATTTCGCTCTTGACCATCTGACGATAGACGCCACAAATGACGTTGGAAAAAACGCATACCTATACGCATTTGCCAAGTTGTTCCCTTTCTTCGACCGCAAAGGAGATAACCCGGAAGATTGGAATGATCTTGACCTGGTTTTTCAGAAGACTGGAAGCGATGACTCCGACATTCTGCTTGGCAGAAAGCTTCTGGCTGAAACGCTGGAAACAGCGCCGAATAGAGATCAAATTTATAGGGGACCTTACGTCATGGCCAAAAGATAGGAATCCTTTGCCAGAGCTTGATTGTCCACCATAAACACAAAAGGCCGCAAACGCGGCCTCTCATGTAATCCCCGTGACATGCGTGGAGAAGAGGAACCTGAGGTTCCGTTTCGGTCATTGACCATAGAAACACCTCCACGTCACGAGGCACTTGACATAGTATCACGCTCCACCTTCAAACTCAACCTGCCGCCTTCGGGCGGCTTTTTGTTGCCATGAGCAAACCCAAGAAGAAGCGAACAAAAAAGTACCAACCAGGTCGTCCCAAAATTCCAGCGTGGACACTAGACACGTTGGGGCCGCTGAAAGAACCCGACTTTGAGAGACTTGAGACGGCCGTAAAACTCGATCTGGGTCTGATCAAGATGGGAACGATGGATCGACGTTGCTACGGCAACGTTCTCGACGCCCTGAGGCACTTCTACTCGTTCTCCCAGAACTTCGAAAACCAGGCAGAAAACGAGCTTCTGGCGACCATGGGGACAGCAGCTGTCCACACCCTTCTGAATCTGGCCGAAGAAGTTGAATCTGGGAAGCCCAGTCGCCCTGTCGTTGTGGCGGCAATGCTCGAGCCTCTGGAACACGCTCTGGCAACCTATTTCTCAATGATGCGCGTGCTTCACCGATCAGAACAAGAGTACGCAAGACGCGAAGCTCAGAGATGCAGCCTCACGAATGCCTTGCAAGAGGTTGCCGTGGGTGGCATCGCATTCGTTCTACCCGACAGCACCGACGGTGACAAGCCCGTGTGCGGCGTGACAGGTGTCGCCTACGTGCATGGACGCTGCGAAGTCGGGCATCTGGAACGTGAAGATGGACAGAGCTTCTGGGTCATCCCGGAAAAAGAAACATTCATCCGCATCACCAAACCAACCCTCATTTTTCTGGTCGAAAAATGGGAAGAAAAGGAGCAACAGAAATGACAGACAACGTAAATTCTCCCGACCACTATGCTCGCTATCGCTTCGAATGCGAGCCAAAGGATTTGACAAAGTACTTGCCGCATCCGCTGGCCTCGGCTATCGAGTACATCATTCGCGCCCCGTTCAAAGGAAGCGAACTGGAAGACCTGCAAAAGGCACGATTCTGGCTACTTGAGTTCTTGAACACATCCGATTTTTGGGTTGTTCCGTTCGGAACAGGTTACGGCACCCTCTACTGCAAACTGCTTCCTGATTCGGTTGATGACTTTAAGGTCTCCGCTTGCGCATTCGCCCTTATGAGTAAATGCCTCATCCTTCAACATGGCCTATTCAACCATTGCTCGGGGAAGTTCGAATTCCCAAGGGTCATCTACAAAGAGCAGATCTTGGAGTTAATCCATAAGCTCAACTCCAAGATCGAAAACCTCGAATCCAAAACAAAGCCCTCCGAGTGAGGGCTTTTTCTTTGCCATGAAACTCAGATTTGGCTCCGTTTGTTCTGGGATAGAAGCCGCAAGCGTCGCCTGGAACCCGCTTGGATGGGAAGCCGCATGGTTCGCAGAGATCGAGCCTTTCCCGTGTGCTGTGTTGGCGTACCGATTCCCAGACGTTCCGAACTTCGGCGACATGACCACGCTACCGCAGCGCATCCTCGATGGCGAAATCGAGGCTCCTGACCTGCTCTGCGGCGGGACTCCTTGTCAGGCCTTCTCTGTCGCCGGCAAACGCCGCTCTCTGGACGATGCCAGAGGAAACCTCTCCCTTGTCTTTTGTCAGATAGCAGATGCAATTCATTCAGCTCGAACTCGACTTCGAAAATCTTCTCCAATCATCTTCTGGGAAAACGTCCCTGGAGTGCTCCACACAAAAGACAACGCCTTCGGTTGCTTCTTGGCGGAGCTTGTTGGAGCGGACACTCCCCTTTCGTCCGGCTCAGTCCGATGGCCGTGTGCAGGTCTGGTTGCCGGACCAAAACGCAAAGCAGCGTGGCGAGTGCTCGATGCTCAACATTTCGGAGTGCCCCAACGACGCCGTCGCGTCTTCGTTGTCGCAAGTCCTGTTGAAGGGGGGGGGGCAATCGATCCCGCAAAGGTACTTTTTGAGCGCCAAGGCTTGCCTCGGGATTCTGAGACGTGCGATGTCCCGCGGGAAACAGCTACCGCCTTTGCTCAAAGCAGCTTTGGAACGTACCGCGATGCAAACCGAGCCGCAGGCACTCTGACGGCTTCCGGTGGAGACATGGGGGGGGGCAGCGAGTCGCTGATTGTTGGAACTCTGACGGCCCGAGACGCTGAAAAGCAGTTCTCCAACAATCAGTCCGTCGATTCAGGAATGCTGATCGTATGTCAGAAGTGAAGGTTTACGACATGACCCACGCAAACGATGTGATTCGCGAAAGCGACAAGTCTCCGACTCTTCAAGCCCGCATGGGAACCGGAGGCAATCAAGTGCCACTGGTCCTTAGCGAAAACGGTACAGATCGAGCCATCGAAGTCGACAAAAGCCCGCCGCTGAAAACCACCACGCCTATCTACTGTCTGGCCGAGAACTCAATCGGGCGCAAACCAGAGAGTGGACCAGATGGTACAGGTGTTAGTCAAGACACATCATTCACGCTCAACGCCACTGGAGTTCACGGCGTCGTCTACCCAATAGACACCCTGAATTTGAATGGCCGAAAAGATGGCTCTAACGGAACAGGCATTGGAGCGGCAGGTGCCCCATCGTACACACTCACGCGCGGCCACTCGCACGCGGTAGTTACAGCCTCCGCCGTACGCAAGCTGATGCCAGTTGAATGCGAACGGCTACAAGGTTTCCCAGATAACTGGTCCCAAATTCCTTATCGCGGCAAACCGGCAGAACAATGCCCGGATGCGCCGAGGTACAAGGCAATCGGCAATTCGTGGTGCGTTCCTGTTGTGCGATGGATCGGTCAAAGAATAAAAAAGGAATTGATAAATGAAAACGCAAACACGTGAAAAGAACTACGTCAAGTGGCACCCCTACCCGGCTGAAATGCCGCCGCACACCGACCACAAAGTCACCTACCTGGTAACCAAAGAGATGCCGAAAACTAAGTTCATCGAGTCACGTCGTTTCCAAACAACAGCAAAAGGGGATGGGAACGGTTTTGAACACTACTCATTCGTTTCTGCGGCCCGCGTCATTGCGTGGGCTTTCATGCCGGAGGAATACGAAGGTTGAAACAAGCCGACTGGTTGCCTTATCCGCAACGAAAACCGCTACAAAGAAAGCACTACCTGCTTTGGGTGCGCCGCCCGCGATATATGCATCCGACATACGAAATCGGCTACTGGGACGGTGAAAAGTTTATGGCAATCCGTGACAAATACGTCCTTTTTTGGGCACGGCTCACGCCTCCGCCTCTGCTTCCTCTGCCGCCGGAGTGCAAGCGAGCGGTTCATGCACCTAGAGCGCCTCTTTGTGCGCACAAGCTTTGAGAACAGGATTTAGAAATGTACAAAAGAAAAGCAATCATTTTTGACATCGACGGCACGCTGGCCAACAACGAGCACCGCCAACACTTTTTGGTGGAAGAAACTAAAAACTGGGAGGAGTTTTTCCGCAACATGAGCAAGGACTCACCCATCGAACCCATCCGGACCGTTTGCGCCAGTCTGATCGCAAATCGAGCAATGGTTCAGAGTATTGGTTTCGACTCGTCGTTTGATGTCATCTTTTGCTCCGGACGCCCGTCCAATTATCGTGGGGCAACCATGAGCTGGTTGAAAAGGTATATCTATCCGAGCGACTACATTGACGACATTCCCCTCTACATGAGAACGGCAGGAGATAGACGTCCCGATGATGTCGTGAAAGAAGAGCTGCTGGAGAGAATCCGAAAAGATGGCTATGAGCCGTTTTTGGTCTTTGACGATCGGCAGCGTGTTGTCGACATGTGGCGTCGCAACGGCATTCAGTGCTGCCAGGTTGCTCCGGGAGACTTCTGATGATGACATTGAGTGAGTTTTTTGAGGTTGCATCGTTCTGCGTTGCGAACCCCTCTATGCTGTTCCGCAACTACTGGGGCAACCGAAAAGAGGCGCAAAAGATTGACGCCCTGATTGACATTCTCATCGAGAACAAAGATCGCGTCACTATATGCGGTATTTTTAACGCTTGTCGCTTGGTGCTTGAGTTTGAAGGAAACTTCTACTGCTTCTGGGTCGCAAACAAGTTCTATTCATATCTAGATAGCGGAAAATGTTCTGCCACGCTGGAAGAAGCTTCGCTCTTAACTGAGCACCCTGATTGGGATGAGATTCTTCCAAGTCGATTGCGCGCTATCCGCTTCTACAAAGCGTTCGATATCCCGGTAAAACAACAGCACTCAATCAAGCGAAATCACCTTTTACTACCCGCAAAAAGTGCTACGCAGGATGCGTTCTACAACCATCCGGACGAAATCACAGCTCGAAAATACATGCAGAGGGACCCCGAGACCCTGAAAAGGCTCGGGGTTTTTGATCCTTCAATATGAAAAATTCAGCCTCGATTCAATCGAGGCATTTTTTGCATTCTTAATCGGAGACTTAATCATGAATCCCAAAATGGTCTCGCTCAAGGAGGCCGCAGAAATGGTCGGCCGCAGCGAAAGCACAATCCGCAACTGGATTCGTGGTACCTACACAAAGAACGGCAAGACACAAATCTGCAAGGTCAAATTTGTGCCTGCCTACAAATACGGTTCCCAGTATTCCTTTCGGGAGGTTGATATCAATCGTTGGCTTGAGGCACACAAGTGCTCCAATCCGTCGATTTGCTAAAGCAGAACTCTGCCCACGCTTCCATCATCTCACGGCGTCGTATGAAGGACTCGTTTCGCTCATAGGCGCCGTTGTACGCATCCTTTACCTTGTGATGCAAACACAGCTCGGCCGTGCGCACAACAAAGCGCTTATCGTTGCCTAGGGCGTCATCCTGCGACCATGTTCGAAAGGTAGCTCGCGCCACGCCGTGCTGCGTGATTCTCACCAATTTCCCCCTCTTGAGGCTTTCGGCCTTGTCAATCCACCCCTTCGGGTTCTTAATCCCCGCCGCTTTTTCGCGCTTTATCTTTTCTTTGGACATCAGCTTGATCGTCATGGAAAAGGTTGCATCCGAATAAGGCTCAGATTTCTTTCTCGTCTTTTTAGGCGTGAAAAGAAACCCCTTCTTCTTTATTCCCCAAATCGACAAAAACTTGATAGTTTCCGGCGCAAGAGGAACCACTAACGCACCGTTACCGTGAACCTTTAGCTGGCTGGGCGGAATTGTCCACTCGCCTTTTTCAAAATTGAATTGTTCCCATCGAGCGGTTCGAGCCGTCGCAGAACGAGTAGCGGTCAGCACTGAAAACGCAAACAACGCTCGTGCCGGTTTCAACGGCAGCCGAACGAGTTCAGCAAAAAAATCCGGCAATTCCGGAACCGAAAGCGCCCCACGGTTCTGCTTGACGTGCTTACGACGTGGCAACAGGTATCGGAGAGCACCCTTGCGGTCAGCCGGATTGTCCCCGTCAAAGAATCCATTGGCCTTACCCCAATCGAAAGTTTGCCGCGTGAACTGCAAGCTTCGGTTCACAAGATCTGTTTTATCCCAGATTTCAGCCCCAATCTTTGCGACATCCTTTGCCGAAATTTTTGCAAAGGGCATGTCTCCGATGTGCGGAAAAACATGAAGCCGCATGATGGACTCAAAGCATCTGTGGCTTTTGTTCCAGTCTTCCCAGTTTCCAACGCGCACATTCCATTCCATGAATTTATTGCACACGTCACGAAAAGTCAGACCGGAGTCCGCTTCAGAAGCTTTGGCAACAGCGTTTATCTTGGCCGATCGTTTGGATTGAATGTGCGCCAAGAAGTCTTCATCAGACATCAGGCGCAACTGCATGGCCGCAAGTCGGGCCTGCGCGAGAGTGACAGACGCAACCCCACCGAGTCCGACATCCTTGCGGCTTCTGTTGACCATGCGACGAAACACCCAAGCACGGTGCCTCCCGCCTGAGCGCACGCGCAAAGACAGCCCCGGCGTCAAAGGGTCTGTGTAGACGCCGTCCGGAGCCTGCTCAATGAAGGCTTTTGTGAGTTTTGTAGCCATTGTTCGTTCACAAAAAAGGTGAGCGACAAAGGGCAATGTCTCCGCAAACAATCTCCCGTCGCCTCTTTTTCGGACTCAACCGATGGCCTGAATTTTTTGTCCCCTACCGTGTCCCCTAGTACGTGTCCCCCAATTTGTCCCCTAGTGAGATTAGCACAGGGTGTTTGAGGTTGTCAGAGGTTGAACTTTTGGCTTCGCTAAAAGCTCGTCGAAAACAACAAAAAACCCGCGTTTTTTGTTGCGGGTTGTTTGTGGTTGTCAGTAGTTGACAATTGGTATGCTGGCAGGGGTAGTAGGATTCGAACCTACGAATGGCGGATTCAGAATCCGCTGCCTTAACCGGACTTGGCGATACCCCAGCACTTGGTGCGGTCGGAGAGACTCGAACTCTCATGACTCTCGCCACAGCCA